GTTTATGCGGTTCTTGCACTCCAAGTGGCCATGCTTGCGGTTCGGATCGTTTTAAAGGCGTTAAGATCGCCATTGCTACTCACTAATTAAAAACACCTAACCAATAGAAAACTAACAATGATGACAAATAATAATAATGACAATGACCTGGAAAGCATTTTAAAGCGCCTTAACCATCATATGAGATTTTATGAGGTTGAATTTATAACTGTAAAAGCAATGCAAGGCTATTACTTAAAATATAGATTTGATGGTAAAGACTCTATACATGATTTAATATATTCACCTAATAAAAATGAGATGCTTAAAAGGATTGCAGATATTGAAAGCGGTGTTGTATTGGCCAATCATAAAAACTTGATTAAAAGCAATAAAGCATAAAATAAAAACACCTAACCAATAGAAAACCAAATGGCAAAAAATAAAAAAAGTAAAAACTGTATTCATATAATAGACTTCAAAAAGAAAAGAGTGAAAGCATTTACAAATGAGGAGCTATGCGAGTTTGCAAATGATGGTAACTTTGAAGCAAAAGAAAGGTATTTACTTGTTGAAAATGAACGCAAGGCAATAGCCGTTCTAGAATACGTAACAAGCTAAAACAAAATCAAAAAGACCTGGTTTTATCTAAAAAATAATTCCAGGTTTTTTTTAACTCAAAAAATTAACTCAACCAAAAAAAATTTTTATTATTGCATTCGGGCATTCGGGCATTCGGGCAATATCAATTATGTATATGCTAAGACAACTAAGACCAAATGGCATTCCGGTAATGTTTGAGGTCATTTACTGTAAGCATTCGGGCAAGGTCAAATCATTTAAACAATACAACCTTAGTCCAGAACCAGGCGAAAAGGAAGCTAGGTATGGGGACGTTAGCGATTTCACTATGGATAGTTTACGCAATCAAATAATAGGAGAACCAATAGAGATAGAAGCAGAAACGATAGAAGGACTTAACATTATAAACGACTTAATAGATTAATAATTTATGAAAACACTAACTCAAAAAACAAAAGAACAGATAAAGGCATTCGGGCATTCGGGCAATGATCTCGATGACTTGATAGAAAAGGCTTTAAAGGGTGCTTCAGAAATTACAGGCTATCCACCGGACAAGCTAAAGAAACTAAAAAAGAACTACATTATCCGGTGGAGAAACATAATCATTTATACGTTAGTGCGTGAGTTTGATTGTGACCTGGAAAAAGTTAGCAAAGCATTCGGGCAAGACAAAGTGCTTGTTGGCGTGGCTCTTGATGAGTTCGATAGCATTCGGGCAACTGAAGGTAGGAGACATTTGTTGTTGCCTTATGTAAATCAGATTGTTGATTATATCGTACTTTAGCATCAATGCCAAAAAGAGATATGATTGCACTACTTGTTATTATTTTATGGGTACTTATAAATGTATTGGTACTTAGATTTTTTTCTGTTTGTGATGTTGACAAAGACGTTGAGAGCAGAGAAGATAAGGAGTCATTGGATGCAAGCGGTTTTTAGGCTTAATCATGGGCCTTTGGTAGGGTCGCTTGTTATTTGGTGTTAGGTTAAAAACGGTGGGGGCAAGGAAAGTTTAGTTCGTTTTCATTCCTTGTCCTCACTTACTTAAATTTGACAAACGAACACAATTAGTACTATTTAGGTACTGCTTAATTAACCTAACAATAACAAAACAAACCGAAAGGAGTTTAAAAAATGGCAACAAGACCTCAGTACAACAAGCGTGGTGAAATCGTATCTTATTTAGCGGATTTCATGTTCAAGGGGGAAAGATTCAGGCAATATTTTAAGGATGAGAAGGCAGCATCTAATTGGGAGAACGAGAGCCGAGGTAGATTAAGGTATGGTTTAGAGGTAGAGGGCGTAAAGACTGTTACAAAAGCTCCAGGAACTAATATGACTGTAAGGGAAATGTTTGATCTTGTCCTGGAGAGAAAGTGGAAAGGACTACCGAACTGGGACAATGGGTTTAGTCACTCGAAGATGTTTGAGAATGCATTCGGGCATAACTTCAAGATTGCTAACATCACCACAATAATGATTGATGATTTTGTTGAGGACTGTAGGCATTCGGGTAATGCACCTGCAACCATCAAGTTAAAGTTAGCAAGTCTTAGCACTGCTATGACCTATTGTGTTGAGCGTGGTTATCTTGATAAGAAGCCAACGTTCCCAAAGATCAAGGTAAAGAATGAGAGATTGGTTTTCTTTTCTAAGGAAGAAGAGATTGAGATATTGAGTTATTTGGAAGAGCAAGGGGAAGATTATTTTACGGACTTCTTTTCGTGGCAGATAGACACTGGTTGTAGACCTATTGAGTCTAGGCATATAAAGCCACATCATATTCGAAAGGATGAACAGCTAGGGTATGTTGTTGATTTGTTTCATACCAAGAACGGAGATCAAAGGACTGTTCCGTTGACTCGAAGAGCTTTGTTGGCGTACAAGAACAACGCACATAGAGAATATTTGTGGGCTGATTGGACTAAGGAAAGAATTCGTGCAGTGTGGGATAAAATACGAGAACATATGAACAGAACGACTGACAAAAACTTTGTCTTCTACCTGACACGTCATACTTGTGCCTCCAGGATCATTCAGGCAACTGGTTCGATTCCGTTGGTACAGCAGATGTTAGGGCATAAATCGTTGGAGCAATCAATGAGGTATGCTAAGTTAGCTCCACATAATTTAAGGCAAGCACTTTGCGCTTTAGACAATGCTCTGGAGTTGCCTGACAAAAAGGTGACAAATTTGTCTGAATATGCTGACAATTCTGTTAACAAAAAAGAGGGAGAAAAACTCGCCTAAAACCTTTATGGGAAACGAACAAAACAACAATGCGGCTGTGGTGAAATTGGTAGACACGCCAGATTATGTTTCTCCGCATTCTTTTAACAACTCATCAAACTCAATCCCTGTAACGCTTTGTCAGCCGACAAACGTAAATTTATGGTCTTTGGAAAGTCTTTGTAACTGACAAAATCCTGACATAAATCTAATAAAATTATGGATCAAAGCGAACTCAACAAAGAGATGTCCGAGATAGGCGTGGGGCGTTTCAATGCACAGTGGGAGAGTGCGAGAGAACATGATGAAATTTCTAGAAGTAAAGCAGGACAACGTATAATGCGTGAGTTGTTGCCTGAGTTCCACAAGAGAGTAAGACAACTACTCAAGAAAGGCCCAGGAAGACCTACAAGGTGGCAAGAGGATCTTAGAAAGTATGATGCAAAGAAGGCTGCCTTTATCTGTTTTAAGGTGGTGCTTGATGAGTTACCTAAAAAGAAATCTTTAGCGTCACTAGCCTATGCAGTTGGTAAGCATATAGAGCGTGAGGTGATGTGTACCTATCTTGTTAAGAGTAACCCAAAAGGCAAAGGAATTATTAAGGGAGCCAAGACAAGATCCAAGGCTAGTCAGTACAGGCACATTCAGTTGTCCATGAGGAATGAAGAGAAGAAGGAAGGAATGAAGAACTTCGATCACTGGGCTAAGAGAGACAGGTTATCTTGTGGTCTTAATTTAGTTGAGTTGTTGCGTGTTTCCACCGGACTAATTGAATATCTTTATATAAAAAAACACGCCAGAGGAAAACTTATAAGATTTGTTGCAGCCACTAAAGAAACTCTAGACTGGCTTGAGAACTTCAACACTCACCATAGTTTACTTGATCCTTTTTGGATGCCCATGATTGATCCTCCAGAGAACTGGGAAAACGTTTGGGATGGGGGTTATATAGCCAATGAAGAGGATGGGTTCCTTCCAGACTTTCCATTCATCAAAAGCTACGATAAAAAATTCCTGCGATCTCTTGATCCAAAGAAGTTAAAGATTCCTATGGATGCTGTTAACCTTATTCAGCGTACTCCTTGGGAGATCAATCAGAATGTTCTGGCTGTTATATTGTGGGCATGGGACAACAACGTTGAGGTTGAGGGCTTACCTTCAAAAGAAGATGAAGAGCTTCCGCCTTTCCCTATTGATGGCGAAGAGAACAGAGACTCAAGAAACGCATGGGCAAAGATAGCCAGCAAGATTCACCGTAGGAATTTATCAACAAGATCCAAGAGGATGTTGACTACAAAGGTGGTTTACCTTGCAGAGAAGTTTGCAGGAGAGAGGATCTTTTTGCCATGCAATGTAGACTTTAGGGGGCGTGTTTATTATGCGCCAACATTTTGTAATCCTATGGGAAACGATTTATCCAGAGGGCTGTTACAATTCTGGAGAGAAGAAAAGATACGCAACAAAGATGAAGCTAGGTGGCTTGCAATACATGGTTCTAATTCATACGGAAACGACAAGGTATCTTTAGCTGATCGAGAGCAGTGGGCATATGACAATGCCGACATGATTAAGTCTATTGCTATCGATCCTGTTGGTGATCTTAGATGGATAAAGGCTGATGCTCCTTTTAGCTTTCTGGCTTTTTGTTTTGAGTGGAGAGTGTTTCTTGAAAATGGAAAAATAAAGACAAAGATTCCGGTAATGATGGACGCAACAAACAATGGGTTGCAGTTGTTATCAATCCTTACAAGATGTGAGTATGGTTGCGCAGCTACTAACGTAACACCAGGAACCGAAGACATACCTGCTGACATATACACGACTGCTAGGTTGCGTTGTGAATCTTATATGAGGGACGATGCAAAGACTGGGCATCCTTTTGCTCAAGCTTGGTTGGATTACGGTATTGATAGGAACTGTTTAAAACGTCCCACAATGACAAAAGCTTATGGGCTTACGGAGTACTCCTGTAGGCAGTATGTTCTTGATTGGTTTGAAGATAAGATACATGGAGATGATTGCCCTAGTCCCTTTTGTGAAAAGGAATACTACAAGGCAGTCCATTATCTTTCATCGAATGTATGGAGAGCTATTGAAGAGATACTTGATCTACCCAAGCAGTGTATGGATTGGTTTGTTGAGGTTGCACAAATTGTTAGTACTGAAGGAAGACCTCTTCGATGGACTACACCTAGTGGATTTGTTGTTAAGCAAGACTACAAGAAAGTAAAAGACAACAAGATAAGCACCTGGATTACAGGCCAAGCAATTCACGTAAACTTTCAAAACAGCACTGACAAGTTAAGTATTGTTAAACAAAAGAATGGAGTGAGTCCAAATACAATTCACTCATATGACTCAGCTTTACTGCACAGGGTTGTATGTAAATCTAATGAGCTAGGACTGTATGACTACTGCATGATACATGACTCATTTGGTACTCACTCAAACAAAGCACAGCTACTAGCAGACACCATTAGATCTGAAGCAGTTGATATGTTTACTCCTGATTTATTGCGTGAGTGGTTGAGTGAGATAAGAGAACAAAACCCTGACTTAGAATTTCCAGAGCCACCTGAATATGGTTCAGCCGACATCTCATTAATTAGAGATAGTCCGTACTTCTTTTCCTAAAACGGAAAACTTAAAGAAATAAATAAAAACATATAAATAAAAAATAGAAAGACATATAGAAAATGAAAGTACATAAGTTAACCACACCAATGGGCAAGGCGTTTTATCCAAAGCTCCAGCCCGATTATAAATGGGATGAGAACGGACAGTATTCCTGTAAGATTCATATTGAAGATGAGGGAGAGTACAATGAGTTTGCTGCAAATGTAGACAAACTTGTGGAGGCTTCTTACAAAGAAGAACTGGTCAAGCAAGGCAAGAAAAAGTTAAAGCAATTTAACACTCCTCCTATTCGCATCACTGATGATGGTGAGAACGAAATCTACGCAAAGCAAGTAGCAAAGAAGCAGACTGCTAAAGGTGAGCGTACGTTTTCAATTGGTATATATGATAGTCAAGGCAACAAGCTACCAGCCGATACAAATTGTGGAAGTGGATCAAAGCTTAGAATGAGTGTTGATCTAGTAACCTGGTATGTTCCGGCACTTGGGTTTGGATACAGTCTTAGATTACGAGCAGTACAGATCATTGAGTTGGTTGAGTACAGTGGTGGCGGTGACAACGCAGAGTCCTTTGGATTTGAAGAAGTCAAGGGAGGCTTTGTTGCGGAGTCAGATGAACTAGAAAATAACAAGAATGAGACAAGCGAAGAAGCGAGTGAAGAATCGTCTAGTGCGGTACCGTTCTAAGTTTGAGAGGAATATCGCCCTCTCCCTGAAAAGGGAGGGGGTTGATTTTGAGTATGAAACATTGAAGATAAGCTACACAAAACAGTCAACTTACACTCCTGATTTCGTATTCCCAAACGGAGTTATTATTGAAGCTAAAGGTTTCTTTAAGCCCTCCGATAGAACTAAGCATATACTGGTTCGTGACCAAACTTCGTATGACGTTAGGTTCCTTTTCCAGAATGCTTATAACCGACTAACAAAACACAGCAACACCACTTATGCAGACTGGTGCGATAGGCACGGTTTCATGTGGTGTCATAAAAGGATACCGACAGAATGGACGACAATGACGCAGGATTCATAGAAACACATTTACCCTGTCCAGATTGCAACAGCAGTGATGCTTTGTGTGTAAATGAAAACGGAAGCACCAAGTGTTTTAGTTGTGGGAAGTACACTCCTACTAAAACCGAAACAACCAAACCAATATTAGAAATGAAAACGAAAAGAAAAGAAAACGATGATTTTTTATATGGGGACTTATTACCCATAGCGCCTAGAGGGATACATCTCGACACCTGTAAGAAGTATGGATACTACGTTGGAGACTACAAGGGAGAGCGAGTTCACATAGCCAACTACAGAAACTTTGAAGGTGAGTTAGTTGGTCAGAAGATAAGAGACAAAGACAAAAACTTTGAGATAAAGGGAACCATAACTGGTTGTTTCTTTGGTCAGCACCTTTGGCCTAACGGAGGCAAGAAGTTAATTATATGTGAGGGTGAGATAGATTGCCTAACAGTTTCCCAACTGGGATCTAACAAATATCCCTGCATATCAATACCAGCAGGAACTAACAGTGCCAAAGGAGTCTTTAAGAAGAACCTGAAGTGGTTAGAATTATTTGAAGAAGTAGTCATCATGTTTGACATGGACGAACCAGGACAAAAGGCAATGAGTGAGTGTGTTAATATTCTCCCTCCAGGAAAAGCACTCATAGCAAAGCTTCCTGGAAAAGATCCTAATGAATTATTGATGCAAGGCAAAGCGCAGGATGTTGTTAGGGCCATGTTTGATGCGAAGAAGTGGAGTCCAGTAAACATCATAGATGGTGCTGATTTATTTGAACGTATTTCAACAGTCAAAAAGAATGACTCAGTACCTTATCCTTTTGAGGGGTTGAACGATAAGACCAAGGGATTACGCAAGGGAGAGATCAGTTTGTTCTGTGCAGGAAGTGGTGTTGGCAAGTCACAAGTCTGTAGGCAAATTGCTCACCATCTACTCACAACAACAAAAGACAAGAAGGTAGGCTACATTGCACTTGAAGAAAACATAGAGAGATCTGCACAAGGTGTTCTTGGACTTGAGTTAGGAAAGCTATTGCACCTTGATGAGTTTGTTGTTGATGACAAGTATAGGGCAGCCTACAAGAAAACTGTCGGCTCTGGAAGATTCTTTCTCTATGACCATTGGGGTTCTCTTAATACCGACCAGTTACTTTCGCACATTCGTTATCTCGTAAAGGCACTTGGAGTTGAGTACGTGGTTCTCGATCACATCTCTATTGTAGTGAGTGGAATGAGTGAGTCAGAGATGGGTAATGAAAGAAGAGCTATTGATGTCTTGATGACAAAGCTAAGAACACTTGTTGAGGAATCAAACTTTGCACTTATACTTGTCAGCCACCTGAAGCGACCAGAAGGGAACCGAGGGTACGAAGATGGAATCATGCCTAACCTATCTGCACTTAGGGGCAGTCAAGCCCTCAGTCAACTAAGCGACATTTG